GCCTCAACTTCTACAACCTCTTCAGGTGTTTCTGTTTCCGTTGCCATTTCCACTTCCGTAGACGCTTCAACTCCCATTGCTACTTCCTCGGCTTGCGGCTCTTGAACTTCTACGACAACTCCGTCTTTTACAACGATTACCGTACCATCTTCGAGCGTGTGTTTTCCGTCTGGTAACATATATGTTTGTTTTTGATTACTTAGTTTAAGACCTAAAAAGCCTTCAATAGAAAAGCCTACTTGACCCGCTTCGACTAACTTGTTGTAGTAGTCGGAGTCGGTAACTTGCGCAGTCATCATCAAAGTACCTTTAGGCACTGAAATACCGAACGTACTCATTGCCTTGTCCGCTTCGGGATTGTCAACTAGCCAAGCTTCGAGAATATAGGCAGGGACTAATTTGTCTACTTCGTGTTCGAGGTTAAACAAGTTTTGGTTGTTTAAATTCAACATGAATTCCTTAAAGATAGTGTCAATCTCAACTTCTGAGAATTGTACATAGTACTCGCCCATGTCATCGTCGTTACGATAAATATCCATTGGTATCATGGCGGGTGCAGTAATTCTATATTTCTTTTCGTCTGCGAAGTGGCTCTTTGCTTGGGACTTGAACGCAACACCCTTAACCAATACGGCAGGGTTTGACGTGAACGCTATTGCATCCACACCTAGCGGTTGTTCGCCATCGTTGTATGCTTCGTCGATTGTAATTTTGTAAGTCGGTAGTCCTTCCATTGACTTAATAAGTACACTTAAAATGTTTTGGTTTATTTTTAAACATTATTTACTTACCTTTGATTAAAATCTAAGCAATGGAAAAAACAGCACTAGAATGGTTTTATCAAAGAATTTTAGCAAAGGATATTGAAGCAGTATTTAAACAAGCCAAAGAAATGGAAAAGCAACAAAGAATTGAACTACTTACTAAATACCACGACAGAATGTTTTATATTCCTTTTAAGGAAGGTGAAGCCGAAGCAATTTATAACTTTTTAAATACAATAGAAAAATGATACAAATGTTCGGGGTCGAAATACCCAACCACCTAAACGAGTTAACCGTTCAACAATTCGACGAACTCAACAAAATTGAGAATAACCAAGAACTAGACACAATCGAAAAGTGGATTGAAAAGTTTATCTACTTGGGTGTGCCTGACAAGGCGTTTGACAAAATGGAACTCGAGGAGTTTACAAATTATATCAAAGAATTTAACAAGTCCGAAATTCCCCAAGGTGAAAAGGTGACCGAGTTAGTCATTGACAAATATACCTACCAAGCAAACGAGACCATCGGAGTAAAAGACTTGGGACTTATTGAGAAAATATACCGAGGACAAGACGACAATTTCTGCGCTCAAACGTTAGCCATACTTTTTAAACGTACTGACCTTACCCGTACCGAACACTACGCACCCGCACACCTTAAATTCAAAGTGAACGTGATGAAGAAACAAAACGCCGAAGTAGCCTTCCCGTACATTATGGAAATTCTGCAAAAGATAGCCGTTATTTCGGAAAAGAAAGTCGAAGAGGCTAACGAAGAAGTAACAAAATAAAGGTGAATTTACCACGAAATTGGAACGAAGTAACGGTAAGTCAGTGGTTAGAACTAAACACCATTGACGAACTCGAATATAACTCCGTGTTCCTGCAAACCATTGAGGCGCTTTCCATACTTTCGGATACAGACCCCGAAGAGTTGGAAGACCTCGACCCCGAAGAACTAATTGACCTCGCAAAAAAGGTTAGTTTTATACAGCGTGAGCCATCCAATAAGCCAAAAGAACTGGTGAAGGGCTTAAAGTTAAAGCCGTTGGGTGCGCTTACGTTAGGGGAGTTTATTGACCTCGAACACTATGCTATGCAATTCGTTGAGAATTTTGATATTTTGCTTAGTATATTATACAAACGTTGGAAAACTGACGAGTGGGGTACGTTAGTATTTGAGCCGTATACATACAATATAATGAGCCGCAAAGACATATTCCAAAAGGTAAGTATAAACGAGGTTTATGGCGCAGTCAAGAACTACATCGACTATTCAAACGACTTTAAGAAACGCTACGAGAATCTATTTAACCCGATCATTGAGGAAGAGGAAACCGAACTCGATGAAGACGACATCAAAGCCGAAGCCGAAGAAAAAGTGTTTACAAAATGGAGTTGGGAAAAATTACTTTACGACTTGTCAAACCAAGACCTAACAAAAATAGACGCAGTTACTGACTTAAATCTAGTCTTCGTCTTTAACATGCTGTCAATGGTCGAAGAACTGCAACTCAATAAAGACTAGTTTACCAGTTCCACCAATTCGTGGCATAGTTAAATTCTCCGTTCCATTTAGAACCGTCCGAACCGAACAAATTATAAGTAAGTTCAAGTTTAATATTTTCAGGTGTTACATTGATAGTAGCCACATCCAAAATTGGGTAAGTCTTTTGCATCCACTCCAAGTATTCACCTACAGCATCTGAAATGAATTGTTGACCTAGTGGTGTTTCAATAGCTTGTTGTGTTATGAAGTAGGGTCTAATTTGTCCCCCGTTTGTAAGCTTCGCACCTTTATCCAAAAACATATAGTAATAGATGGCGTTGATTGTAACGTAAAGTTTGTTTAGGTCACCACTTGCAGCTGAAATTCTAATTGAATCGTGCATTGTTCCCGTACCTTCCCCTGACTCATTAAACCCAATTCTATTAATGGTTTGTTGTATAGCCTTTTGTAGCTTAAAACGGGTTTTGTACTTTATCTTAAATGAGCCTTCCATAATCTTTAAAGTAGTGTGTTCGTGTTTTGGTTAAATGATAAGCCAATTAGACCCGTCACTAACTACCCTCAAAACGTTAGTACCCGTAAGAGTAACCGTAGCACCGCCATCTATTAATTGACTTTGACCTTTAATGCTATTAGTTCCTGCCGAATTTTTAATAGTTATTAATTGACCTGCTGTATTTGTAAGTGGTAAGTAGTAAATATTACTTCCCGTAATTATGTTTAGGATAAAGTCATTATTGGATAAGTAATAATTTCCGTCTAAACCAAGTTCACGATACTTACCCGTAACACCACCCGACAAGTTTAACGCTCGGATATTTGCCACGTCCGCAGCTATCCGTTCCGTAACTATTCCCGTTTGGTCTAACATCTTATTGTTACCTACAATAATTCCGTTTACACCCGGTTGTATTACGTTGCCTTGTCCGTAGATTGCACTTGTAGACGTACCCGGTACTACGTTCCCCACAAAACTATTGTCCCAATGTATGCTGCCCGTGTGACTAGATAGGTCGCCAACGGTTGTAGGGGTGACGTTGCCTTTTTTAAATGGGGCTAAATCTATTTCAGTGTCCGCACTCATCAACTCTACCTTTGTCAGGTTTTGTGCGTTGCAGTCGTAATCAATTACTTTGTTGATTGTCCACCAACTATTATCAATTCGTATTTTAGAATTTAATTTTAGGCTTTGGATATCGTCTTCACGTAGGTTGAAGTAAGCCGTCAACATTTTACCCACGTTGATTTGGTTAACCGTGCGTCTCCAGTAAAGGTTGTATAGGTTGTTATTCGTAATCGAGTAACCCTCATAAAACATGTAGTCAGGCTGTGCGAATAAAATATCAAACGTCGGGTTTGTCGGGTTGTCCCAATGGTGAAATATTGGATAGGTCGTTACGTTGGTCTCGCCCGTAGTACCATAATTGTATAAATTGTAAGCGTCACAAACTCCTTCCCCTCCGTCTTGTAGTATTCGTATGTTTACTTTTGGCGCACCTGATAATGTAGGCACATAAGCGTTAAATGTCGTCTTATCAATTGGTGTCGGGCTAAAGGTTATTTCTTTGGTGTCAATTCCCTTTACATACTCATTGTCAAAGATAAATTCTAACTGCCCGTATATTTCTTTAGTAGCTTCGAAGTAGATTTTGTTCGGGTCGTCGCTGTCGTTTTTGTAAGTGAGTATTAATTTCTTTGCGCTCAGCTCGGGCAAAAATTGTAGTGCTTGGTCTTTGTCCTTTGCTAACTTATAAGTCCAATCTATTTCCGCTCCTGCGTCGTAATAGTCGTCACGGTGCATCAACACCAAGTTGTTAGGGACTTCGTTGTCTTGCTCGGTATAAAGGTTGTACATCGTGAAAATTGACTTAATGAAGTCCGCTTGTTTCACCTTATTCGGTACGGCGTTATTCATGTCAATCTGCGCACCATAACCGAGAATGTTTGACGAAGGTAGCACACGAACTTGTAGTGAAGTAAAATCTATTTCTAAACCTATTTGAGCGAACACACCGCCAACAGTCCAATAGTCCAAAGTAAACGAACCGCCTTTGATTGTAAATTCATCGGTAGTAATTACGTTACTTGCTAACATCGTATAAGTTCCCGTTAACGTTCCTATTGAAGTATTGCCCACTGGGATAGTTGTTCCAAAAGGTACGCTTATTCCCGCAGGTGAACCGCTAGTTGTTGCGTATGGTGTTCCGTTTAGGTCAAGTTGAAAGTACGGCTTGTAAGATAGGTTATTCGATTGTAATGTTGCCGTTCCTGCGTTGCCATTTGTAAGCGTTAAATCTGCGCTAAACGTAAACTCAAATACTATGCTTTCACCGCCTTGTAAGTTTAACGGCACATCGTATGCACCCGTAGTTGGATTGAATAAACCGAAGTTGTCTTGCGTCTCAGTCCACCCCGTAATTGGGTTAATAAAAACGGCAGGTGTTCCCGAATCAGTGAATGAAGTTTCCGCTTTAACTAAATAGTCGTTGTAGTCTACGAGCGAACCTTCCCCGTTAAATGGTATTATGAGTTTGTCAAAGTGTGCTGCGCTCAACGTGTCCCAAGTGTACGAAAAACCTGCGTTACTAAAGATACGATCAAAGTAAGTTTTAGCGTAAATAGCAGGTTTCATATCCTGCAAAAGGTAGTTGTTAGAATCTTTAAAAGGTAGTAGGTATTTATACCCGTCCGCTTGGGTGTGTGCGTAAGACGCTATTACATTGTCTGCTCGGTACTCGTGGTTAAGGTCGCTAAAGTCTAAGTTTGTAAGTTCGTTATTTCCGAGCCTAGTAAAGAACTCAGAACTTTCGTCTTTTATTAGCACCTCGTATTCGACCTCGTTTTCATAATCTGCCGTGACTTGCGTTTTGTTTACGGCAATTAATTGAAGGTAGCCACTTTCTAAAACAGGTATGCCGTTTTGAATTACTGAACATCTAGTGAGCGTGTTTATGTTAAACGTACCCGCTTGTATGTTGACATCGTAATAGTGGTTTAACAAGTTGTGGTTGTTGTCCGTCCCCGTCAGTGTGATCGTCTTACTAAATGCTCCCGACTTTTTGCTAACGTCACGAATATCAGCAACACCAAAGTTTAAGGGGAAGGCAGTCCCATCCTTTACGTCTAGGTAGCCCGTCTCAAGTTGTATTCTTACACTCATATGTTTACCTTGTCTTGGTTGGCTAACTTAATTGTAACCGTCTTTTTAAATAGATTTTTGTTGCGTTTCTTTTCGACCTCGAACGTGTTGTCCATAACCTGACAAGCAAAGTATTCAGTCCCATCGTAAAAGTAAACCGAAGGTGACGTAATCAACTCTTGAAAATAGATAGCCATTTCCTCGGTCATCCAGTTCGTGTTAAGCGTGTACATTTTATCCACCGTACTTGAGTAGGTTGTTAAGCCCGCTTCCGTGTTTGCGTAAACCCATTCCGTACCCGAAACGTAACCTTCAACTACTTTGTTAAACGACTGCTTTACTGCGGTGCCATTTTCCGTATAGCGAAGTTGGAAAGCAAACGAACCCCACGAACCCATCCTATCCAAGAACACTAAGTGAAAGTCATTAATTGCACAGCGTTGGTCAATGGTAAAAGTGTACGTCTTGCTGTCAGTTGGCGCAGACGCATCAATAAAATAAACCTCGTAGTACGTAGTGTCGTCCTTAATCAATGGCGCAGTACCACTTAAAACGGTTAGGTTAAGGTTAGGACTTGCCACGCATAACTGAGTAGTTATTTCGGTGTTAGTAACGTCGTAGTAAAACGAATCCCCGTTTGAGTTAGCAAAGACCATGCGACCCGTCACTCCGTTGTTAAAGCCGTTAAACCAAACTTCCTGCGTTGGTGTTATGGTTATTCCCGAAGTAGGGCATGAAGTTAAGAACCTCGCAAATATATCGTCTAACAAATAATCGTTTAAGTTGTAAACGTTAAATGAAGTCCAAGGTAAAGCCCCGTTAAATACATACTTGTTTAACTCATCTTCAATGTCACGTGTGACCGTCTTCCGCTTGTCCGCATAAGTGACCGTGCCGTTTTCCGTTGCGTCCGTTACGTTCGACCACAACGCACTAATGGTAAAGTCAGTCGTTCCCGTAATTGCGAGAACCGTCCAAAGTCCAGTAATCAATAAATTCGTTCCTGCGTCTACAACTACTTGGTCACCTACCTGAAACGTGTGAGCCGTGGTTGGTGTTATCTTTACGTTGCCCCCGTTGTTAACAAGTGAGGCGGTGTAAGAGTAAGTCACTATGTATTCCTCGCCTACTTCAACATCGTATTTATATCTAGTGTTTAGCGTGTCAATCTCCGAGTAGTTAGTCGGGTCAAAATCGATTGAGACCTTTGAACTTAACAACTTGCTCAAGTCAACTTCCCCGTAGCCCGTCCCGTAGGTGGGTAGTACCCGGTACTCGGCTATCTTATTTGCCGTGCCACTTTCGTACACATCGAAGATATATCGAAACCCCTCGAGGTTTTTGTTCGTTGAGTCAAAGATAAACTTGCAAGGGTTGTACGCTGGTGTGAAATCTTGCGGTGCTGCTATTAGTGTCATTGCCATAACTTACTAAGTATTTATTTTGTTTCGTGGTTAAAAGGCTACATAGCCATCGTCCGTGTAGTACATCTCCTTAATGTAGGTAGTCGCATAACGTACGGCGTCCATGGCATCGTCGTATAGTTTAATTGGCTCGTCGAGAATCATGTCGCCTACTTTCTTCCACTTATAGTTTTCGTATTCCTTTTTGAGGGTTGGTTCTTCCTGACAAAATACCCCAAAGGTCTTGACGTAGTTAATCCCCATCTTAACCGACTTGTTGGCGTTGTTCACGTTGTAGCCTGCATTTTGCATTTCGGCTATAATCTCGGGTCTTGAGTAATCCGCCATAATGTCAATCGTCTTTTCAATGTCGAGGTCTTTGAACTTTTGAATTAACTCCGAAGTGGTCAGGTAGCTTTGATAAATCACGGGTTCGATATAGATATC